ATGGTTTTCTCCGGGCATAAAAAAACCGGCTTTAAGCCGGTGGGTTAATATTTCAGGGTCCTAACGCGTAACTATCCAGTCAACGTCAAAGGAATAGTGGTAGCGTTTTGTCTCCGGGTCGCGATCTTGATTGCCCCATCGTGTGATATAGGCATGGGGTTCAATAGCATCACGTAGTGCTTTTGCGACAGCTAATGCCTGAACTGGCGTGTCCGCATAGACATCAAGCTGAAGAGAAAAGCTGTCTACATCTGGAAGGTTTCCGAGATACATGGCGGGCAATCCGCCGACGTTTTGCCACACCGCATAAGGATAAATAACGTTGTCGGCATTCTCGCCAAACGGATAGAGCCTGACATCATCCTTTCCCAACAACGCATTGACAGCGGGTGAGGCGGCGCAGACAGAATAAATAGGCGCAGTCATGGATTTCCCCCCCGTTTCTGTGCACGGGCAATTGCACGATCAATAGCCTTTTCATACTCGGTAACAAAAGTGGACACAACCCTATCGACTGTCGTGACGATAGCGGGTCGCATAATCGGCTGTGCCGCCATCTTTTCGGTGCCAAATTCAAGCAGTCGCCAATGAGGTGTCGGCGCATTTTTTGCTTTGTCAGGATGATTTTTTAAAACAGCACCATGTAGCACCCCTACACGAAATGATAGATCGCCTGTTCGCTTGAAAACCTTACCATTCCAACGAAGCGCGATGTTGTCCGCTATGCTCCTGCCCGTTTTGGCATCATCTACCCTTTGGGCATTTGTTTTAGCCTGTTGCACGATGACATTCGCCGCTTTACGCAACGCCGCCCTCCCCCCTTTCCTTTTCAGGTCGAGACTAATGGAATCCAGCTTACCCAGTAGGGAATCAATGCCAACAAGTGAAAACTCAATGCCATCAGCCATCGTTAACTCCTTCAGAGCAGGGCAGAGTCATATATTCAAGGCCGCTTACCGGATCCGGCAGCACCCCTTGAATGTTGTATACCTGTCCCCGAAAAATAATCCGGTGCTGATTGGTCACATCACTCCTTTTACGAAGAGTAATGCGGGTCGTCACCTCACTTTGAACGGCTTGCGCGGCAATAAATTCACGAGCTGACAGCGGGACCACATCGGCCCAGAGTTTCTTAACGTCTTCCCAGCCCGGAATGACAGAACCGGTCTCGGGATCGCGAAGGTTAGCTGGTTTTTGCAGCATGATGCGATGGCGTAGTTTTCCGGCCTGCATATCACCCCCTTGGTTTACCGCTAAGGTAGTTAACTTCTAATGCTGCTGATGAAGTGAGGTCAGTGTCTTCCTCTTCATTCAGAGTCTGAACAATGATGGAGACAAGCGCTTCATTTGACTCCGCCAGGCGGTTCATGGCTTTTGTTTGTGCTGCCATCGCCTCCAGCAGCTGGCTTACCTGTTGCTCGTTCATAGGCAATCTTGCTCCACTTTTTAAGCCACTCGCGGCGGCGTTCACAACCTGAACAGGCCATATATTACCTCGTGCTTAGATAATGCTGGGTTGGCGTAAATGGTAAATGTGCATCGTGACCACAAAAGGTAGAATGCCTTGACTCACCTTTTCCTCTTCCTCCGCGTTGCGGTTTCGGTCCAGATACCCCAGCAAAACAAGCACTGCGATTTTCATGCACAACAGCGCTTCCGTACCCTCGATAATTTGACCCGTACTATCAATTAACTGGTCACGGCTTCCCTGGATGTAGGAAAGCAAAATAGCACTCGCCCCCTGAATTTTAAGAGTCAGGTCATTGTCACCGTCATCGTCATCAATGCGTAGATGGTCTTTGGCTTCCTGAAGCGTCACGAGCATAATTGGGTCTGCCATTATTTATCCTTCCCATCACGACCACGTTTGACGGCTAACGTCCACCCTTTCGACCCAAGCTCACCGGGCTTATCCGATGTGTCAATATCACAGTGCCAGAGCGAACCGCCCCAGGTTACCGAGTCGCCGGGTTGATACCCCTCCCCGTGTTTAAACACACCACGGTAAATCAATACCGGTACGGAGAACGTTTTATCAACCATCACGCCATCTGACAGGCACAGCTTAATGCTAAACTCCCGCGGCGCGTTCTGGCTGACGTCAATACTGTGTACACCAGAAACGACGCACTCCCACCCAGATAGGCCCACAGTTTTCTGATAAGCCCGCCATAGGCCGCCCTTGAACAATGCATAGGTGCCACGAGGATATGATTTTTCCTCGTTGATATCGGGCAAGACCTCTAATTGCAGCGCATCTTTGCCGTCGATACCGTCATGAAATTCCGGCAAAGCACCGACAGCGACATTTACCTGCTCCTGTACCATCTTTTGAATGTCGGGCAATTCTGGCGCAACAGGCACCTCAATACGTCCAATCGCGTCGGCCACCATTTTTTCAATATCAGGCAATACTGGCGCAACAGGAAGTTCGATCCGAGAGACCGCGTCCAGCACCATTTTTTCAATATCAGGAAGGTCTGGGGCTATGGGTTCAGGCAGTGTGGATATGGCTTCCGCAACCATGCCGCTGAAATCCGTTGGGGTCGCTTTAGCAATGACATGCAGTTCCTCCCCCATGCTGGCCAGCTTTTCCCCTACCAGCGTCATATGCGCCTGCAAGGCTTTATTGAACTGAATATTCATGTCAGAAATATGCGAGGCAAAGACCTCACCCATATGTTTTATTAGAGATAATTCACGCTCGTTCATGGGTTTATTATTCCTTTAAGCACGCTCTTCAGAATAAAGGCTTCGCTTTCAGACAGGGCCTTACTGCCCGAATCGTCATCGTCTTCTGGCTTCACGGGTTCATTTTGTGTTTCAGGGACTGCCAACGTCGCACTGCTTCCCGTGGCAAACGGATCGTCTTTCGCATCGCGTTTTGCCAGCGCCTCAAGGCTGTAATTTTGCTGCTGAATAAGCGGGGATCCTCCACCAATAACCGGCGGCAGGTTTTCTTTTTTACGGGCCTCATTCGGGGCCAGCCAGCCACCACTTATCGCGTCACTGTGTGATTTGTAACGCGCGCTGGTATCCATTCGCAGAAGAGCATTGAGGTCGAACTCAGTGCAGGTCTTTTTATCAAGATCAAGTCCCTCATCAATCAGCAGTTCAATCGATTCAATAAAAGTCTGGAGACATTGCGAATAATACTGCTGATCGAGTGCTTCAATATTGTTGTAGGTCGGAGGGGTACCGAGTCCAACCTTGTACAATGGAACGTGGAACGTTGAGCAGATGATCTCAGCGGTCAGTTGAAGCTGCTCGACCACCTGTGAATCCGCGGCTGTCATCGCCATGGTGGTATAACCGGCACCATCAGACAGCACCGCCGTGCGCCCCGCATTTTCCCCGGAATAGCCAGCCTCCCAGGCCTCCTTGATTTTTAGGACTGTATCCTGGTCTATCCGTCCAGGAATAGTGATAATCCCGGCGGGTTTCCCGCCATTCTTGAAAAAGTTGGCGTTGCTGTTTTGAATGTAATGTCCATGCATGGCTGACATGCCACAGGCGAAAATCGGTGAAAGCCCGACAAGGGGATGAAACAGGCAGTTGAACCTGTCGTGGATAATCTCCCGAGCCGGAACAATTATCGACTCTGTTAAGCCAGCAATATTATCAGCCATCAGCTGATAGAAAACGGCCCCGTCGTCTGACACCATGGGCTGAACGCGGCCAGGGTCAAGTATTCTCAACTGATTAATCACACCGCTGGCGTCACGAATTTTCAGTACATAGGTATTCCCGCTAATCAGCTTGGACACCACCCAGTTTTCATAAAACTGAATGCGGGTCTGAATGGCGTTGGGTTTATCAAGCAGTGAAGTGATGTCTTTTTTTTCAATGTCCTGCCAGATCCCTGAAGAGCTCTTACCCTTCAGCTGCAAGGGCATCTTGGCAATATCGCCCGAGATAAGCCCAATGCACGAAAAGACCGCATAGTGCGCCAGAACAACGTCTTGGCGTACCTCGATATTCTTTTGCCAGGCCCCCGCAAAGGACTCTCTGATAATGGACATCCAGCCACCACGAGAGGAAGGCAGATCCATCGACTTCTTTTTTCGACGCAACCAGTTAACCATTGCCGGTGTCCTTTTTACTCACGGTTTTTCTGCGTTTACCCTGGTAATATGCTGCATACCCCAGCGTCACCAAAATTACCGCCTCGCGGTCCGGCAGCAGGCGAACACGGCCCACGCCAGAATCATGGGTATGCTTGAGGTATTTAATTTCTTTCATATCTCGCTCATCTCCCAAAAACAGAGGGGCCGGAAGCCCCTCTGTTTAACACATGTTATTACGTCGTCGGGTTGGCGCTGTAGTTAACGCCGGTAATGACCGCCACAGCAGCGGTACGGCGACGCTTCCAGTTAATCCAGCGTTCCGCGCGAATGGCCACGCTGTTGGTTTGGAACATTGACACCATTTCAACACCGGTTGGCACCGTGCTGTCACCCGTTGGATCACTTTCCATCTCAAGCGAGGCTTCACGAGACATGTCCACCGCCACGCCACCGTCATCAGCCAGATAGATGTCCGGCGCATTGACCAGAACCAGCAGACTGCCAACGTACTGAGACACCACCACAGGGAGCCCCTGGAACGTCCCGCCCAGCAGCGACATTTCCGGGTACTCTTTCTGGCCAAGCGCATTTTTCCTCATTGAGAGAGACAGCGCCGTGGTGCTGGACATCAGCCAGACGCCGCCGGTAGGCTGAAGGTTCGCCGTAATGAAGGTGCCAAATGCCGTTGCCGCATCGGTGTCTGGGTCGCCTGAAGACGCAACCCCGACAATGCCATTGGTGATAGAGGCCGGAGAAATGCCCGCCACCTCCGCTTTGCCTGGCGCGACAAAGTCAGTATCCAGACGAGCAATCACCGCTTCAGCCAATGCATTACGCACCAGCGCATCGGCAGCAGGGTTGGAGAAGCGGATAAGTTCGTCGGTCAGCACCGCAATGGCGGCCACTTTGGAGAATCCGAAGGTGATGGACTCAAAATCAAACTTGGTCAGCGGCTTGGCTTTCCCTTGACCGACCCAGTTCGCCGAGCCCCCGGAGGTTTGTGCCGGGATGCGAATGTTAAACGGCACCTGACGAAGTGCAGGGATAGCACCCTGACCGAAGCGACCGATGATGGTTTGCGGTCGAAGGTAATCGACAAAGTCCAGGGCATACTCCTGGTATTCAACCAGGCTGCCTGCCCAGGTCGGATCGGTTGTGGTGCCTGCACCGACGGCCGCTTTCAGGACGTGGTGGAGTTTGGCATCATCGGGATATTGCTTCTTCGCAATTTCCAGTGCTTCCGAGCGGCTGCCACCGGCGGCGGCCAGGGACTTGGCAAAACGGGCAAAGGCGATCCCTTTGTCCAGTTTCTGTTCGACGCGGATGATACCGGGTGCGCGAATACCGACCACGGGCACGTCACCGCCGCCTGCAGATTTAGAAACGGGCGTTGCCGTCTTGGCCTGCGCCGTTTCCATATCATGAAGGCGCACCAGGTGTACATCGACCGATTTCATCTCTGCGGCAGTCTGGTCGTATTGCTCTTCCTCTTCCGCATCCAGCGTGCGGCCATCGTCTGCCGCTTTCGACATAATGGATTCGTTTGCTGCGGCCAGCGCGGCACGTTTGTGTTCAAAGCTTTTAATTTGCTCGGCGATATTCATGCTTTTTCCTTTGATTTCGGTAGATTTTTTTGCTGTAGCGCCAGCGGGGGATCGGGTGTTAACGACCGGCCTCTCGGTGCCTGACGCGGCGTGAGGGCGAAGGTCATAAGATTTCACTGTCTGGATTGAACATTCCGCATTGGCCGGGATGGTGACCGCAGACACTTCCAGCAGGTCCCAACTCAGAAACCGGATACCGGCGTCGTCCAAAAATGAATATTCAATCGGTTTAAAGCCGATGGATAAACCGCGAACCAGGCCTGATTTAATCGATGACCAGGCCTCGTCAAGTCGTGCTGCAAGCTGTGACGGCATATCCGGGGTGGGTTTCACCAACGTGGCAACGATTTCTAACCCATCCTTCACCCGTTTAGGGGTACAGGTGCCAATCGGTTGATTGCTGTCGTGCTGCCAGAGAAAGGGGGTGGCGGCATTAAATATGGCCCCGTCTGGCTCCATAACGTCACCGTAACGATCGGGTGAAGGCGTCGAGGCAATGCCGGTTATAATCCGCCTGTCCTCATCAACGGCCTTTATCGTCATGAGGCTATAAGCGCGCTGCTTTGCCATTTACTGACCTCCTAAAACGAAAAAACCCGCCGAGGCGGGTACATGGGTGAAGCTTTTATTCAAAGGGGTCACTGACTGCCAGGACGCCTAAATAAAATGAATTTGATAATCTTTTTGGGTTGATTCTGGATTGAGCGCCATGAGTGACACGGCGTTAAAAAGCGCCATCAGCGGGTCAATCTTACCGGCACCGCTGACCTGCTTGGTGATCAATATGGCATTACCGCGAGGTTCGACCCTCGCATTGCCAACACACCAGTTCATCATTGGCTGACCGCCGTGGATAAGACCACCTTCAGCGAGCTTCCTTTCCGTGGTTTTAATCGCGCCACCGAGTCGCCAACCCTGGCTAATCCCGACCACCTTTTCCTGATCAATTTCTGCGATGACCAGTTCATCCAGGATGGCACCTATGCCGGAGGGGTCAATGCCGATTTTATCCAGTAAACCTGCATCGCGTATCATGCATACCCACTGAGCAATCTCTTCCGTATCCTGTCCGATATATTCCACTAACGTGAGGTGGCCAGCTGCAGCAAAGTCCATTAGCTTGGATGCCTCGCTTTTACGCCTTTCAAGCACGGATTTGTGTGCCCAGGCATGAGTCCAGGCTAGCCATTCGCGCGTTTCTTTGTCTCGTCCAATGATAGCAGCGCCTAAAAGGTCATCAAGGCCACCACCATCAATGCCCACAGTGACCACCTCGGAACGTCGAAGTATTTCTTCGAACGTGAGGTCCTTTCTTGCCTGAACCTCCCAATAATCCACACCTGCCCAGCGGTCGCTGCGCAAATTCATGCCAATTTCAATATTCAGGTGTTTTGCAAGGAATTGCTGGAACGTGCCGTCAGTCTTGGGCTGGTTTTTCCTTAGCTGATCTTCAAGCCACTCATTACTGACTGAACGGCCAAGGTTTGGGTTGGTGATATAGAAATTTTTAGCCTGGAGGTAATCTTTATTGTCGATCATCTTCTCAGGGAATTCATACAAAATGCCTAACGTTTTCGGGTCATGGATTTTACCATCCCGCACATCTCGCCAATATTGAAGCTTCTGTTTGAAGATACCGGCGGGAGGCTGGTCACTCTGGGTTGTCAGATAAATAACCCAACCTTCGTCGCGGGACGCCTGACCGCCCAATGCTTCCATAAACATCGCTTCAGCATTCTGGCGCTTACCAAAGAGCCAAAGCTCATCGACCAGTACGCGCCCTGATTTCTTACCCGATACCGTGTCCGTATCAGCAGCCACAACTTTCAGCGTACTGCGCGTTACGCGGTGCGTAATCGTTCTGATATGGTCCTGAATCTGGAACATATCCATTAATTCTTCGTCAGCGCGGATCATGCCGGCAGCCGGTTTAAAACTGTTGTCGGCGACTTCCTTGGTCGGTGCAAGGATTAAGTGCTCCTCATCTTCCCGCCAGCAAATTATCAGCGCCGTGAGCATGATCCCCGCTGCTATGGTTGATTTTGTATTCTTTTTGGATATCAGCAATCCATATTCACGGATCAGCTGCTTCCCCGTCTCGGCGTCATATCCTCCGAAAATAGCATTCACGAAATCAAATACAAATTGGTCGGTACACTCACCAAAGGTGGGTTTCCCTGGCAGGTCGGAAACACGGAGTTCTTTGAATATAGAGAGCGCATGTGCAGCAGTTTCTTTAAATATGGGCTCGGGAATGATTGACTGCCGATTTACCAGCCGTTTTTCCCAATCCAGACAGGCAGTCGTCCAGCTCACCATGCCTTACCCCTTGTTATTAACAATAAGCTTGGGCGCGGCCATTGCCCCGAATTTGCTGGCCGCCACTTTCGCCGCTGCGTTTTGGGCAACCTTCTTCCCACCCTCACCTTTTTTCGGGTGAACATAGGGGAGCATTGCTTTGGCGGCGTCGCGTCTCTCTGGTTCATCAGGTTCGATGCCATTCATAACAGCATTTAGATAATCCATCGGGTCATTATATTTTCTGCTTTCCTCACCGTTAATGGGGGGCATATCCGATGAAATGTTTACCGCTGGGGTGTTAACAGGGGTATTAACAATTTGGCGATATACAGGGACGTCATCGACTTCAATTTTTTCATTCTTTTTGCGCTCAATAAAAGCGATGACTTCCGGGTCCTTTGAAAGCTGCGAACCCTTGGAGCGCGCGGAGTTCTCAGAATATCCTGCTTCAATAGCCGCATCTTTTTTTGACCTGCCGGACATCAGCGCCAGAGCAAATTTTCGCTTCTGGGCTGTTAACATGTTAATACCCTCCAAACGGGATTTTTTCTGCGCGTGAGAGGGGGCGAGGTTTCGTAGCCAAGGCCCTCGAAAACTTTTTCACACCCCCCACCCCGACGATGCAAATGAGAATCAATATCAAACATTAAAACAAAGAACAGATTCAAACGAGAACACATATCATTTAGATTGGTTCATGTCGTTTCGCGTCTTCTTGTGGTGACAGCCTTCCGGTCCGTTGCAAAGTATCTGACAGTTACCGTCCACATCTTCGCCACCTAAATAGAGGGGCACGGTGTGGTCCAGGTCAAAACCGTGCGGATATTCAGTCACTCTACCGCACACTACACAGCGCGGATTACGTTGCCATAAACGCAGGCGGCGCTGCTGTAGTTTGTAACCCGTGATACGGATATCAGCTACCACCATTGGCTTGACGATGCGTACATCCATTGTCTGTACTCTGGGCTGCAAGGTCTTAAGCTTCCCCATCATCATCGTCCAGGTTGATAATGATGGGGTTTTCTGCCTGTTGTTCTTTGAGATAGAACTTAGCATTGAGAACCGGAAGCTGATTGGGTTCACTGATTATCTCAGTGCTAATCAACTCGCATAGCCATTCACCCTCAACGGCAATGCCGTACCCAAAGAAAATAGATCCGCGATACAACTTGGCTAACTGAATATGTTTCATGCTTACCTCATCTATGAAAAGGATTCTATTACCTGCCGTCTTATCTCGTTCGCATCATTCAGGTGGTAGTTGAGGCGGACATGTTCGGCTAACCTTTCGCCTGCATCTTCAGCGAGATTGGGGTTGTCTTTGAGCCTTCTCATCTGCTCAACCCATTCCGCGCGACTGGCAGCGTAGAACACCATGCCCTTATCAACGTGGTTTAAGTAAGGGCTAACGGATGATGTGATGATGGGGATCCCTTTAGCACCCGCTTCCAGTATTTTTAGGTTGGATTTACACCCATTGAACATACTGTCTATCAACGGGGCCAATGCCACGCGATGCGTGTCATAGACGCTCATGTATTGCGTATTAGGTTTCTCTTCAATGACCTCAGCGCCCGGCGACCCTTCTTTAACCCTCACCCATTCGCTGTCATGCGGGTTATATCCTGCAATCGTAATATCGGCATAAAGACCTGAAAGTATCTTCAGGTCGTGTCGATGGCTTGCTCCACCTGCCCAGACAAAATATCTACCGGACGTTTTTTCAGGACTGCGACAAAACTGGTCGGAGTCAAAGGGAAGAGCATTCGGGATAACCACAACACGACGGTTGTATTCACGCACTCGCGATGCGAGGTAAGGTGTCGTTACCGTGACAACATCAGCGACACTTATCGCGTCAATAATACGCTGAGTCATCCCACTTCTTCTGAAGCTGTCAGCCAGGTAATGAGCGGGATCAAGGTGCCAATAGTCATCAACGTCACAGATGATTTTCACACCGAGCTTTTTGAGTTGCTGCAAATTTGATCTGCTCGCAGAGGGTATCCGGTTGAAAACATAAACTGGAACTTTCGGCTGAATATTGGCGTACTTAAACGGTAAGACGACTCGATGGTAGTCGCAGGATGGATTCGGTCTTATTTCCAGCATCAGGTTACTCATACGGGTAATAGACCTCATTTCCATTTATCTCTTCCAGCCAGACTGGCCGGTTCATCTCGATATATGCCAGTTTGTCGGCATGTTCGATATTAGGCACAGGGCATTCCCCGCAAACATCTTCTGAATGGATATAAAGCAGACCACGAAGAGGGAAAGACCAGGCATCACAACCCGTCAATTTTGCCTTCTTTGCGCGTATTGAACGGCCAGCGTCTTCGTATCCATAACGATGATAGGCTGTGTTATATCCACCAATGGTTCTCATTGCATGGGCATCCTGATAAACAAAACATCCCAGTGCGCTGTCCCAGTGGGTGATTTCACAAAACGCACCTAAAAACGTCCCTTTCACCCCCTCAGGTAAGGCCATGTAGTGGATGTCGTGATTGATGGCGCAGTCAATGAAGTATTTTTCCCAGCCTTTGGCCGTTGGATAGCAATCATCATCAAAGATAAAAACATGGTCATAACCTGAAAAATGCTTCAATACTTCATTTCTTGCTGCGCCAGGCCCCTTTTTGTCTTTGTCCGTATAAATGAATACTTCACACGCGGTATTGGCAAACATCTTGGGATTAATTGTTCTCATCCCCATCGTGATCACACCTACACCGATTTTCATTTAAGATGCTCCAAATAATTACAGGGGTCAGGCTTGTTAAAACGATAGAGGTGAAACAGATAAATTCCCTTGGCAATAGCCAGTTTGCCGCCACGAGCACGAACAGCGCTGCAAAACTGTTTATCAAAGTAGATAGAACGCGGCGTAAACTTGACCGTTTCCCACAGTGATACGCGAAACAACATGAGCATACCTGCCACCACATTGGGTGCGGGTAGCTCAACCAATTCCCCGTAGCGGGCCCGCTCAAGCTCTTCAGCAATCTGCATATGTATCCTGATGTCCGGCTCATCGCTGAGTTGTCCACCGTGTGTTTGATGAGGTGAACGTAACCGGTTAGTCATGCAACCAATGACATCAAATTCAGGGTCAGCACTCGCAATGTCCACCAGCTGCTGTTGTTGCCTGGGGGTCAGGAACATAGTATCTGCGTCACGAATGCATACCCACGCATCTACAGGTAACAAGGAAATGGAATCGTTAATGCCGCCACCAATATTCCCAGATTGAAAAGGTGTTAAGTGAAAGATTTTTGTCATTGAAGCTTCACTATCATTAGAGACGGCTGCCGATCGCCACCGGCATGGCAACAGGCTTGTGTCTGCAAGACTCTCTGGTCGGGCATGATGTGCAGGTTTGCTCAATAAAAAGGCCGCCGATTGGCGACCTCTTGAAGTTGAGTTAATCGTTTATCAAACCAATTTTTTAGCCAGCTCGATCAGGTCGTCAATATAGGCATGGGCCTGAGATCCAGCTGCTGCTACCAGCTCTTTCAGTTTCGCCAGTACCGCATCTGTTTCGGTGATTTCTGGTTCTGCTGCCACTTCAGCTACTGGAGCAGCGTTGTCTACTGCCATTTGACCTTCTGCTGCTGCATTTTCAGTTACTAGCTGTTCTACTGCGGTGTCTACTAATGGTTCCGACATGGTAACTCCTAATGTTATGGGTTCAGCCACTGTGGCTGGGGTGTAATAAAGACCTTTCAGCCATGCAAAAAAATGCTTAATCATTTCTGTCTGGCCTCTTCGATTTGGATAGGCCTGCTCGTAAACAGGCCTTGTAATGATTATTTGACTGTTTCAATCGTTGAACCGTGAGAATTCATCACGTAAACGTAGTCGCCGGGATAAATGAATTGATACTGCGTGCCTTCCGGATATGGGTGGCGTTCGGACTTGCAGGTGAAATCATCAATAATAATTGCGATTGCATCAGTATCTAGAACGTCATCACGCTCACTGATAATCAACTCCTCATCCTGCAACGTCTTGGCTGCTGCTGCATCTTCATATACGGCTGGCACAAAGAATGCGAAGTCTGGGTTTGAGGTGTTATTAGTCAACTCCAGCACTCGCTTAAAAGCATCGCTCCCTGCGCGAGCAATCGTAATTTTCTCAACTTCAGAAATGTGAGTAACGCCATCAATAATCGTTTTAACTGTAAACATGGGTGTTTCCTTCTTCTTCTGGGTGTAAAAAAGCCCCGCTATTGCGAGGCTCTGGAATGCTCTATCTAGCGGATGCCGTCAAGCTGGCTGAGGGTTTTCCCAACCAAGCCCTTAATAGAATCTTCACGCATTGTTAAAATACCTGGTTTGATTTCTCTCAAAACCACCTGAACACTCACTGTCCCATCTGCAGATTCTGTTTTCTTCTGCAGTACGAGTTCAAGCTTTGAACCAACATTCGGCACCTCACCGTCAAACCACTGACCTACAGTCTGCTTATCTCCAGATAACTCCAGAAGGGAAAACTCTTCCGGACTGAAAATGCTAATACCGAGGTCTTTACCAGCGAGGTTGTCTTTTTCATGGTTCATAGTTATTTACCTTGTTGATTGGTTTCAATTTGGCGGATGCCATCTAATTGGCTATTGCAGTTCTGCAAGTCGGTTAGCAGTAACTCATTCCACAGCACGCTTGCACCGTAAGTTAACGGGTCACTTGGTGGCGGGGACGGCAGGCAATCCACCAGCAGGCTGGCCGGTATTGGTGTTACCGGCACTTTTACGTATTGCGTTGTAGTGCTCGAGCAACCGGTCAGCTGCGCTAGCAGGCACAGCAACAACAGCGCAAGTATCGTTCGCAAGAGCGTTTTTGATGTCAGCCTGGGTTGCCTGTGAGTCCAATGTGTTCGCATGCTGCGCATTCAGAGTTGCCCCCGCGATAGTGTTGAATATGCCGACGCTCAGCGCCTGAGATTGGGTGATGAATTCGGCTTCTTTCTTTTGCTGTACTGCGGTCGTGAGTTGGTCGGCAGTTGATACCGATTTTCCGTAATAATGGAAAGCAGCCCACATTAGAAGAGCAATCATTAGCATGATGACAGCGGTCAAGATGATGGCGGTTTTGTTTATCATGATAAGAACAGTAACCCTTCATCATAGCTGTGAAAAAGATGCTCCCACTAGTGGACCATCAGATACATAAAACCTTTTTGGCGACCGCATAACGCGCCTGCCGATCAGCCAGACCGTTATCACCGCCGTTAATGCGCTTGGTCAGCCCCACAATGTCGCCGGAGTCGGCAAAGTTGTTGCAGCTATTGGCCTTCCAAAACCAGCCCGCCGACCGCGCCGCGTATTCGTCCTGAAGCAGTAGGTCAGGATTGCTGATCAGGTCGATGTGCAGCGCGCGGCCACAGGCTAGATAATTATCGAGGAACGTGATTTGCTTCAGTCCACGCCCACGGAATTTATAACCATCACCCGCCGCTTTGTTACCGTATCGACCGGCATACACCAGATTTGCAATGGCGCGCTGGCGCTCTACTGGTAAAGATCCTTCCCCATTTCGACGCCCGAGCTGTTCCCGCTGTGATGCAGTAAGCCTGTTTCCGAAGATAGCCAGACCAGCAATCGAATAGTTGAACGACTCGGACAACGTTTTAAAGCCGCCTGATTCCGTGCCAACCTGCGCAATGAATGCCGCCTGGCGCGCTGGCGTAGAAATATCGAATTCAGCCATCGTGGACACCACATGCGGATACCAGCGCGCGGCTAAGTCGGCGCTTAGTGAAGCCGCCCGGGTAAATTGGTCTTTTGTCATTGCGGATGTCTCAGGATTTTAATGATTTTCGCCACGTTCCCGCGTGCGGCGAATATCGCAATGCAGATAACGAGGTTCAGTAAGAGGATGGCCCAGCGCGTGCCGTCGTAATGGTCGAACAGGAAACGCAGCGGGACATGGACATAAATCAGGATCAGAAGGTAGGCTAGCCACGACGCCCAGCGGCGATGTGTGGCCCCATTCTTTCGAAAGAAGCTCAGCCGGATAACCACCAACGTACATACCACTACGTTAAGAATTACCAGCGGGTCATTTATTACCACCTTGCCCCCTCCACCGATCAATCAGTGACGTTGGGTTCTTTGCCCGGTTACTGGCGAACGTAAGCAGTTGCACTGCCAGTGCGGAGGTAATCACCGCGCCCAGCGCGTCCAATGGTTTATCAGGATAACTCAGCCAGGCGGCCAATTTAGCGCCCACTACACCAGCACCCAGTAGTCCACACATGAATGACACACCAAAATAGGAAATGCGACGCCATGCGGACAGGTCTGCGGCGGATGTGACATAGAAGACTGCGCCAGCAAAAGCACCGAAGACTACACCGTAATCCAGCCCTGTGAACCAGCCGAACAGACCCACCGTGGCGAGCGCCGTTGAAGCCGCAGTAGCTGATACCGGCTCGGACATTGATAAACCCCTTATCGCTGTAGGTGTCCTCACAACCGAATTGAGGGCATAAAAAAAGCCGCCTAAGCGACCTTTAAACGAAAAAAACCCCGCCGAAGCGAGGTCTTTAAAGTGTGTAAGCTACGTGACTAAGTAACCACTCTTAACAGATTACAATGTTTTTTGCGGACCGCACTAATGCTTTATTTAGTATCTGAGTGTAAATTAGTAAGAGTGTCGGAAAACATAAAAATAACAAATTGAAATTATTAGCCTATTAACTATTAAACGGACTTAAACATGAGCACACAAGCACCTCTACAAGCTAAAGAAAAATCGCCTAATACAATAATCTCTGTCGTTGTACACGATTTAGTCAAAAATGATGGTGTATTCATTGTTGATCCGCGTGACGAGCAACTGAATGTAACCAATACAGTCCAGAGACTTGTTGATAAGCTTTCTGATACCTATGCAAAAAGAGCTGGGAAATCACATGGTAGATTTGAAGATGATGAGGAAAACTTTCCAGTTAAAAAATACGTTAGAGAGCATTTTGTAACTCGAGAAACTAATTTCTATGAATTATCCGTTCTAATGATGAACACCCTAGCTGTTAAGGCTTCAAAAACCGCAGCGACGGGTGGTCATGTTTTTATCTGCCACATTAATCGTGATGAAAAAGAATTTTTATATGTTGCCATATTAACTGAAGAATTGGGTGCAGCTCTGACCGCAGATAAAGATGTAAAAGATAGCTTATATCTTGACATTAATGGATTTAGACTTGCTGGTCGTGTTGATATAACTAGCTGGACCGATGGTTCTGAAAGATATTTGAGTTTTATTAAAGGGCGAAAACAAGATAAGGTTTCTGAATATTTTAAAGCATTTCTGGGATGTAATAGTAACATCGTAGCAGCGACAGAAAGTAATACTTTAATCGCAGCTCTTGAAAGTTTTGTAACATCAAAAGCGTTTACTGAAGAAGAACGTGATGCATTCTTCACTAAAGCTCATATGATTTGCTATGATTTAGCCAACAAAGATGAACCTTTACATATTGAGCCATTCGCTAATGAACTATGGCCTAATGAACCTCTTGAACTAGTTGAGCTATTGTCATCTCCTGAGATCAAACTTACGGAGGGTTTTGTACCTGATAAGCGTGTCCTGCGTCGCTTAGTTAAATTTACTGGTAAAACAAAACAGTGGAAGATTGAGTTTACTAGAACAGCTATTCAAGAGGGGCAAATTGTTTTCAATGAAGATGAAACCCTAACAATCAAAGGATTACCTCCAGAATTATTGGTGAGATTGAGAAAAGAAGTACAACCTGAATCTGATATCGATGAGCAGAGTTAAATTTTCCGACCTTGAAAAAATCTACCGTTGTGTACGATTCGAGCATGATGGTAGAAGTGGCAGTCTTACACTATCTGATAAAGAGATGGTGGATTTAGTCACGAATCTCATATCAGACGATAATGCTGAAGATTCCGGGTTGAGCTTAAAAAACGTACAACCAGGAGATCTGCACGAAGGAAAGATAATAGATTTATTTATCGAAAAGCCAAGAACTGGATTAGGTATCCTTGCCTTAAATTTTGATGCTCTCTTGAAAAACACTGGCTGTTGTTTTGAAGAGAAAAACAACTTTCATTTAATTGAAGAAAATTTCCACAGTAAAAGCCTGATAATTCCGCCAAGCATTGTCAAATATAGAACATTACTTTCTTTTATTAAAATATTAAAAGAAGCCTCTGCATACTTTGACAAAGATAAAGGCGAGTTTGTTTTCATCGACTCAGGCAGATTTTCACTCCCTGTAAAATACTTGAGCGAAGATATTGAAAATGCTCAAACAGTGTTTTTAGATAAGATTAAATCTTCCCTTGAAGATGGAATGCATCTGGAACAAAAGTTAGCAATTCTCGGTAAGTCGGTTGTCAATCTTGTTAAAAACACTTCTCCAGATAATAGATTTGAATATTTACTAGCCAATTTAGAATCGCTCCAAAATAGCTTTTCCGATGGATATAATATTTTTGTCTCAGATTTTTCATATGAAAAGATCCGTGATCAACTTGAAGCTGCGAAAGTTGAGTACACAGGAAAGATTCATAAAGCAATTACTGATATTCAAAATCAAATACTTGGTATACCTGTAGCAACAGTGATAGTGGCTACTCAAATGAAAAAATCAACAGATTTTGGTTATGAATTTTGGGTGAATGTTGCAGTATTAATAGGTTGCTGGATTTTCTCTCTTCTTGTTGGCCTTATGGTATGGAATCAAAAACATACTTTAGAAACACTCAGTGATGAGATAGAAAGACAAGATGAGAAAATGAAAAAAGAATACAAAGGCATAGCAAGTAACTTCCAAAAAATTTTTTCTGCATTAACAAAAAGGATTAAATGGCAGAAAAAAATATTATGGATTGTATT